ATGTATAGTTTTTGTATTAGAGAGATTAGTAATAAGCCAAGTATTATTTATTTGGTGTGTAGTGATAGTGAAGGTAAGTATTATAAAATAAGTACAGGCAGAAAGATACTGTACAGCCAATGGAATAAACGGAAGCAAGAACCGATAATAAGTAGCATGTTCAGTAATGATGTTAATAGAAGTGCTTTAGTTACCTGTCATATATTAAATAAAATAAAAAGCGAATATCAGAATTATATTTATTATCTTTGCAGCAATAACGAAAAATTTAATATCAACATACTAAGAGCAAAAATAAACAGTATTGTAACAAATAGCAAGTTAAGTGAACAAATTATTAACTTTAAAGTAACAGATAAAATGGTTAAAGGTAATATAGGAAAGACACCAAGCGCAACAAAGGCACTGGATAAAGCACTAAAGCAATATATAGCAGACAGTCAAGTAAAGGAAAGTACTGGAAAAAATTATAAGTTATTGGTTGGTAAGTATAAGCGTTGGATAGTTGATGTTTATAAAGTTGATAGTATGAGTGCTTTAAAACAGTCTGCATTTGATAAGTACGTAGAATATTTAAAGAAAGAAGGCGCAAGTAGTAATGAAATAAATAAGCTGGTAGTAATTAAGAAGTTGATAAATAATTACATCGCTAAAGGTAACAAATATGGCTTAACACAGATAATATTTAACCCTCTGAAAGACAAGCGATTAAGTGATGATAAAGTAAAAGTTGAGTTGTTAGATAATGAGATAGAAAAGCTGGAAACTATAACGTTACCTGCTGAATATCAACTATATAGAGACTTATTCATGCTGGCAATATATACAGGACAAAGAGTAAGCGACATACAGAATATTGCCGTAGGGGAGTACAACAAAAAAGATGGATATTTGATAGTGAGGACAGTAAAAAGAGATAAAAACGCCTATATACCATACACAGAAAAAGTACAATATTACCTAAAAAGAGTTGAAGGTAAAGTGAGGTCGATGTCAGGTGTAAATTTTCGCAATAAGCTGAACAACAATATAAAAGAAATATTTAGACTTGCAGAAATAGACCGAGAAATTACCTACATAGACGCACATCAAAAGACTATTACTGCACCATTATACAGCATAATTAGTAGCCACTTTGCAAGACATACTTTTATAACACGCAGAGTAAGAGAAGGTTATAATTTCGAAGAAGTTGGAAAGATGGTTGGCGATACTGGGCGTGTGATAGAAAAGACATACAGCCACTTAACAGCAGACGACCATATAACAGCACTAAAGGAAAAAGCACGAAAACTAAAAGCTGATAATAACGAAGTGCAAGTAGTCAAGAAGGTAGAAGCGAAGCAAAGTTCACATCAAGATAGTAACTTTGAAGATATTATAGATACACTGAAAGATATGCAAGGTGGTAATATTAGCGTAGCTATAGAATATTTAAAGAAGAATAAAGTAAAGATGGTGAAATTGATAGAATATTACACAGGGCAAAGTAAAGGTGTAATTTTAGATGATGATGAATTTACTGGATATTTAACGATGCTATGGGGGAAGTTGAAATATTAGCCTAAAAAACGATACTGATTATCAACGAGTTGCGGAGATTAAACAAGGGTGGGTGTATTTAAGACATTTCCACCCTATTTTTTGCCATTTAATACCGAAAAACACCATTTACCACCCAAAAAATACACCCAAAAAGGCTCAAACCCTAATAAGTGTAATGAAGATTATTTTGCACATTTAATTATGGGCTTGTTCGTTCCTTTTGAAATGATGTAATATGTAGGTAAGAGCCTATAGTTACTTGAGCGAAGTAACGGTAAAATCTTATTATTGATGATATAGTATGTAATGGTAAATATTGCATACACCTGTGATATTGCATTTACTGTCAATGATGGTAAATGTTAAAGCTATCTTATAAATACCCACATAGATAGCGAAATAATAATTTAATATTTTGAACCAATGGTAGAAAAATTTAAGCCTGTGAAAGGATATACAGGCATTTATGAGATTAGCAATTTAGGACGTGTTAAGAGCCTAAGCAGAGTTATCGAAAGAAATGATGGTAACACGAGGGTAACAGAAGACAGAATTATTTTACCTTTTACTACTAAAGCTGGATATTCGCAAATAGTATTATGTAAAGATGGAGTAAAGAAAAAACATTACATACACCGTCTTGTAGCACTTGCTTTTATACCTAATGACAACCCAATAGAAAAAATAGTAGTCAATCATAAAGACGAAAACCCAATTAATAATAATGTCGGTAATCTTGAATGGTGTACACAAAGGTATAATATGCGATACGGTAAAATGCAGGCTAAGTTAATAAAAATAAATGTCATAGATAGCAAAGGTGATGTTGTCGATTTAGTAGAAGGTATAAGAGAGTGTGAGAGAAAGTATAGTATCAGTAAGTATCTAATCAAGCAAAGTAGTAATGGTAAAGACTTGATAAAAGATAATAAATGTAACTTTAATTTCAAAAGAGCATGACAAAAGGAATTATTTATAGCTGGCTTAATAGTGTCAATGGTAAAGAGTATATTGGGCAGACGATACACGAGAAAAGAAGGTATCAAGAACATAAAAGAGCAGCTAACGAAAAAGAATTAATGATAGATAGAGCGATAGCAAAGTATGGGTGGAAGTCTTTTAAGTATTCAGTAATAGAGAGGATAGAAGGTAACGATAAAAAAGAGGTCAGAGAAAGACTAAACGAGCTGGAAGTAAAGTATATAGCACTTAGAAAAACACATCATACACAGGGCGGCTATAATATTACGTGGGGAGGCAGTGATACAGGAAACTATCAACATACGGAAGCCACTAAACAATTACTTAGCCAGTTGAGAAAAGGAAAAAAAGCCACGATAGAAGAGCGAAAAGCAATATCAGAAGGACTTAGGGGACTGAAAAAGACTGAACAACATAAAGAAAATATCAGAAAAGCACACCCACACATAGAAATACTGATGTTAGACCAAAAAGGAAACATTGTAGCAAATTATGTGAGTGTCAAAGAAGCAGAAAGACAGACAGGAATAAATAAAGGTGGTATTAGTGCTTGTATAAATGGTAAGCAATCAACAACCACTGGAAAAGACGGCATTAAATATAGCTGGAGAAAAGCATAAACCAATAAATACTATGAAAAAAATATACACAACAATAGCAGCTTTATTATTAGTATTATGTGCTGTATGGAATATTAGATGTGAAAGCGAAGGGACGATAGAAAAGCAACGACAACAAGCAGCATTTTTACAGTATATCCATGAAAATAGCAAGCCATATAAAAAGAGCCTGAAACAGGATACTTTATTTGCACAGAGACTTGATAAAGTGAACAAAACTGTAAGTAAGAAGTCCCAGAACCTTTATAAGAAGAAGAAATAATGGTGGATAACCCTGTATGAGTAATGATTAAACTTTTCATTGACTCTACCTTTTCGATAAGATACAGGGTGCTATTGTTTAAAATTTTGGTGTTTTTATTTGTTTTAGCCCTGTATAGTATGTGATGTATTGTATAGGGCTGCTTTTTATTAACACCGAAAAATAAACATAAATGAAAGTTATAGTTACTTTAAAGAAGTAACGGTGGACACCGAAACAAACAAATAAAACACAATATGGAAACGAGACAAGATTTTAAATTTGTTGCAAGTATCAGTAAGTGTGGATATGCAACGAAACAAGATGTAATTAACACACTTGGCAGGGAAAACAGAAAAAAATATGGTACTGAAAGTTTACGATTTGCAGAAAGGAAAGTAACAGTAGATGAGATAGTAGACTTGATAGGTGATGGATATGCTTTTTGTGCCACTTTCGAATTAAATAATGGTGAGTTGATGTGGAAAAAACAAGAGGACGGTAAAAGAAAGTGTATTTGCCCTGTATTGAAAGATGGATATATGAGCATGACTGTTAAAAGAGATGAGTTTTTTAAAGGTAGTCAGATAGTAAGCATTGATATAGACGACACACAATATAATAATGTCGAAGACTATATAGAACAACTAACATTTATACCTACTTTCGCATATACATCTTACAGCGACAGCCCAACTAAAAGAAAGTTTAGATTGTGTTATGTAATGTCTCAACCACTTAATAGCATCGAAGAATATAAAGAGGTAGCAAATACAATACACTACACCGCTGAACAAGATACACAAGAGCCGATAAGTGATAAGTGCGGAGAAAAAGCAAGTCAATATTTCAACGGCACTAACTTAAATGCAGGTGCTGAACTGTATAAATATTATGTAGTCTATGATAGGGCAGATTTTCCAACTATTGAGCAAGAACAAGTAGACGAGGACTTAAATGCAAAGGTAAAGTGTGAGTTTGATAAAGATACTGTAAAAGCAATGGAAACACAGAGTTATCAAAAATTTATGCACAGGAATAGCCTAAAATATCAGTACTTCTATCAGAGTGAGATTGACTGGAAAGATGGTGAAAAATGGCGTGCAGTTGATGATAGCTTTGTTAGTCTTTGTTATAGATGGCGTGGTACTGGAGAGATTGAAAAATATAAAGACGGAGAGCATAGAAGAAGAAAATTAAAAACTTATGCTTGCTTACGCCGTATTATCAAGCCAACAGTAACACCAACTGAACTTTTATTTAATTTGTACGTTGATAGAGAACGATTTTTTGATAACAGCGATGCAGCATTAACAATAGAAGTACTGAAGACGAAAGTAAATGCAGCCTTTAGTATGAGTGTTGAGGAAATAAAGCAAAGATATAGTGTAGTACTTGAAAAGAATAGAAGAAAAATAGTACTAAACCCAACCTTCATAAAAGATAATCAACACCTAAATAAACTTGGCGTTGGAGAAAATTTACAGGCAATAGTTAGAAAAGCTGTTAAAGATGCTAATTATACTGCTATTGATGAGTACTATAATTCTGAACTTAGCGTAGCGGAAAATCTAAAAGTATTGCAGGATAATGGCGTGAAGGTATGTAGTAAGACACTCTATAATTATTGTGCAGATAGAGGAATTAGCACAAGTAAAGATGATGCAACAATTAACCTTCTTGATGTAAATTTGTCAGTTCGGAAAAATTTGGAGATACTGAAAGAAAAAGCTATGAAGGTAGGAAATAAGAAAGTCATTAAGCTACTCAAACAATTAAAAGGTGAGAGTGTAGCGAACGAGGGCAACGAAGTAGAGTCCGTTCTTGATACGGACGATGGAACAACAACAAGCGAAGCGATAAATGAAGGTGGAAGTAACTGTCCCACAGACAAAGTTACTGACACTCTAAGTAGATATGAATCTACTATATTATTAGGTAAATACAAAAATGACACCACCCAGATTACACCTTCAATACCTACCCAGAACGACATTATAGACGAAATGGAGGCTTATTTGATGCAGTTAGAGGACGAGATTTATAACACATAGTTCCTTGAGCAAAGGAACGTTGGACAATGAAAAAGATAGATAATAGCAGAATAGAATATGCAGCATTGACCATTAACACTGACAACATAGAGAATAGAAGCGAAGCGAATATAGACAATGAGCTGGAATTTATTAAGGCACATTGGCAGAAGAATATAATTAAACATCAGCCACCAATAATAAACAATGTGGAGGACTTAAGAAGGTTGAAAATTGATGAAAAAACTTAACAACATTGCGAGAATACACTTTAATTGCTTTCTGTTGCGTTGTAGGTGTATTCGTGTATATTAGATAAGGTGGAATGTTACAACATCTTAGGGAGCTTTAAAATGGCTTATCTTGATTATAGGCTTTACTACTACACACGAACTACCTACTTAGAATGTGAAAAAGTGTTAATTCTCTATATCCTATGCTCTGAAACGATGTAGAATGTAAGCGAGACGACACAGATACTTTATGAGTAGATAGAGAATTATTTTACCACACAACACAAAGACCCAATATAAAATGTTAAGTAATGTTAATTCAGTCTTAATATGGTCTTGTAATGTGTGAATATGACGGTTGAAAAGGTGGTCAATTCTTTATGAGTAGATAGAGAAATTATTTATTATTGTTTATATGTTTATTTAGCGATAGGTAGTGTGAGAGTAATTTTCATGCTATCTATCTAACATATACATACACTAAATAACTAATCACAATACAATACAGAACATGCCAACAATTTATAAACCAAAGAAAAAGAAAGTAACTAACAATCAAGCCTTCTATCAGCAACGTAGGAGAGAACGACAAAAGATATACAATACTTCGACATGGCAAAAGTTAAGACAGAATTACTTAAGCCAACACCCACTTTGCGAGGAATGTTTAAAGAAGGGTATTATCAGAAGTGCAAAAGATATACATCATATTATCAGCTTTATGAGTACTGACGACATGTGCGAACGTGAGAGACTTGCATTTGATAGCAACAATTTACAGGCGTTGTGTAGAGATTGCCACTGTGAGAAGCATAACAAGAAAGGTAGCAAGTTAGGTAGTAAGTAACATTATTAAACCTTTACTTTATCCCCCCCCCGTGTATCTTTCTGATTATCAATGAGTTAAACCCCTTTTTCACTCTAATTTACACGCACTGACCATTTTATGTAGAATTATTTGGAAAAAATGAAAAAAGAAGAGGCAATAAGAAATTTTGATGCTGTACTGAAAGATAACACTGTGGATAAGCTAATGAAATATCTAAGTGATGAACTACTGGCTATTAAAAGAAAGTAGCCAATGATAATAAATAAACAAATAAACAATATGGAAGTAATATTATACAACACAGAGTTAGTAATAAAAAATTTCTAAACGACAGCTACAATAAATAATATAAAGTAGCACAGCAGATACAGTTCAGAATTTAGAAGCTGAACAAAAATAATAAACATTTAAATAATAATTAATTATGATAAAAGAAGTTACAATACCAAAGAGAAGAAGTGCAGCATTTGAAAGAGAATTAGAACAAATGCAACGTCCAAAAAATTATCATCTACTTGTGCGATATATAAAAGAGTATGGCACAGAGGAAGGTAGTAAAAGATGGAATGATGAGTTAGACGATAAAGAAGAAAAATATGCACAATGGCTTATTGATAATAACATAATAATAGACGACAATAAGCAAAAGATGTCAAAAAAGGAGAAGGCAATACTTAAGCAACTTTATGAAAATATGGGACTATTTCCTCATTTTGTAGAGAGTATGGGTAGGCAGTATGGTAATAGTTGGGGGTGTTTACTACCAACTTCTAAGATGCTATTTGACGAGTAACACATAATAACCTTTTTTCTAATACCATGACAAACAACACTAATTTACATAAAGCTAAGCAGAAAAAAGATGATGAATTTTATACACGCTTAGAGGACATTGAGAAGGAGCTTAGCCATTATGTGCAGTACTTGAAGGGTAAAGTAATATATTGTAATGCAGATAGTGAAGAAAGCAACTTTTGGAAGTATTTTACAAGCAACTTTCAGAAACTACAAATAAAGAAAGTAATTGCCACATCTTATAATAGTACTGGTAATGGTGAAATGTTAGAATATGACGGCAAGCGAGTAATAAAGAAGTCGTTAGTAGGTAATGGCAGCTTTGATAGTCAAGAGTGTAAAGCAATATTAGAGAAAGCAGATATTATCGTTACTAACCCACCTTTTAGCTTGTTCAGACATTATATAGATACGATAAAGGATAAAGATTTTTTGGTTATAGGTAGTATTAACGGTGCAGCATATAAAGATATTTTTCAGTTAATAAAAGATGGTAAGGTAAGAGTAGGATATAACGTACCCAGCAAATACACAGGGGTAAATGGCGAGCAGAAAGGTGTAAGATGTTGCTGCTGGTTTACAACATTGCCAGTAGTTAAGCCAGAATTAGAGCTAACTAAAAAGTATAATGCTACTGACTACCCTGTTTATGACAATTACCCAGCTATCAATGTAAATAAGTACTGTGATATACCGAATGACTACAAAGGAGCTATGGGAGTGCCAGTAACTTTTTTAGCAAAGCACAACACAGGACAATACAAAATAAATAACCTGCTGATGAACCCGATAGTAGGTGGCAAACAGATATATAAAAGAATAATAATACAACACAATGACAACTAACAATACTAACATAGAGATACGACCTTTTGTTATTGGCTATATAGCTGGTGTAAGAAGGTATCTGAAAAAAGAACACAAAAAGGTTAAGCCAGAATGGGAAGGCGTAATAAATACACTTGCTTATAACATGGAGATGGAAGCCCGAATAAAAGAACAGATAGCAAGTGATGGGTTAATGATACAGGATAGATACGGCAACCAGAATAAGCACCCATTATTTCCTATCCTCAACAGCTTTCAAGTTCAGATATTTAAGTGCGTATCAGAGCTGGGACTATCACCAAAGGCACAGAAAAAGATAAAGGAAGAGCCGAAGGTAGAAGAGCCAAAGGAAGAGCCGAATTTTTTGCAGCAACTAAACGATAACGACTAATGAAAAGAGTACAATCAAATAGCACCCTTCGTATCAAGCCCTATAAATTTGTATCTGGTGGCTATGTCTTATTCTATACAACTAATCCATCTTTTGGCACTGTTTTAAAAGAGGTAGACGATGAAGGATATATGAAATTAAGCTGGGATAATCTAAAGCAAATGGGTAGGGGTGTGCTAAATTATAAAGTAAACAACCCAGTAGATATAGACGATTATACCGTTACTACTGACTACTACATTGACACAGCGACACAAGTAGATGATAATATAACAGTCGAAGAAGTAGTAGAGGTGGTTAAGAAGTCAGTTATTGAGGAAGTAGATAGGGAGATAGCAGATAAATTTGCAAGTGTAGATAGTGAATTAGATAAGCTAAAAGAAAGCATACAACAACATCAACTACAAAGCGATAATTTAATAACTTCACAAATCAACGCACTACCTTCTATGATGCCTACTATTGACAGTGAAGGATATGTAAGCGAGTATAACACAACTACACATACTCACCAAAAGACAACAAAGAACTTGAAAGGTGCTAAGGGTGATAAAGGCGATGATGGATATTTACTACTACAACAACACGGCACAACAGATACTACCTTTGCTTTGACACCTAATACTATGCACGTCTGGGGAGAAGTAGAGACATTAACACTGACACTATCACCAAATACAGACGAAAATAAGTTAGCCGAGTATTGTTTTCAGTTTACAAGCCCATTAAAACCGACTAAGCTAAAATTACCAGACAACATCAAATGGCAAGCACCACTTCTTGTAGTATCTAATTGCATTTATCAAGTATCAATAACTAATAACTTAGCTGTGTGGGGGGAGTGGAATGCTTAGAAAAAGAAATTTGCTTAAACAAACCCCTAGTATAGCTAAATTGTTTTATTATAAAAAATGGTTGAGTTTTATCGACAACAGAACAGCTTTTGAATTTGATAATATATATTTAACCCCCGATATAGAAATTGATATTGAGTTTATCGTAGATGATGTTACAAGTAATATTGAGCACTTAATTTCATTATTTGATGGTACACCTTTAATTAGATTTGAGAAAAATGAGCACTCTGAAGATACTATTGTTATTGGACAAAATCAAATCATTCCAATAAAGCATCAAAAAGGAAAGGTCAGACGAATAAAGTTAAATAAAAATTTTTTTATATTAGATGACAATGAGCCTATCCCATGTACACAGTACCCTAACTCACGAGCTTTAATAGTATTAGGTTATTTAGGTAGTGAGCCTAATAACATTACCACAACTTGTAAGATAAAAAGGCTAATAATAAGAAGAGGTGATACAGAGGAATTTGATTTTTTACCAGCATTTTTTTCAAAAACTCGAAGTGGCTTGTATAACAGGAAAACTAATCTAGTATCAATGGTTAGCCTTGATAAGCAAGACTTTAATTTTGGTGATTTTAATTTATATCAAAAAGACTTAACAATCTTAAATCTACCGATTAGATTTAGTGATAAAGAGGCTAAAAAATTATGTGTAGAGAACTATGGCGGAGTTCAAGGCTTTAATAATAGTACTAAGAATGTGTCAGGTATTGCAGGCGAAATAACTCGTAGACAAGCTGGAAATGTAACACACTTCAGTATGTACAGAAATGGAGAATTTATAGGCAATAACATAAAGAGTTTTTATGAGTTTTTTTTATTTAGAGGTATCCAAGAAATCTCACAATATAACAATACCAGTTTTAGGGGTTGCTCTAATTTAGAGAATATTGTGATACCAGACACAACACATTTGCTAATATTGAATGGTATGATTTTTGAAAATACTGCAATAAAAACAATAGTAATTCCTAAGAATGTTATTTTTAATGACACTAACAGTAGTATATTTGCTCGTGCTGATAAATTAAAAACCGTTGTTTTTCTAAACCCAACCCCTCCAATAGCTAATCATAGTGTTTACGACCCCATAGATACATTTTTTACTGAAGTGTATGTACCAGATAATTCCATTGATTTATATAGAACAGCTCACAATTACAATATACCTTCTGAAATGATAAAGCCTTTGTCTCAATATAAAGGAAGAATTTTTAACGAGATATAATAACAACTAATACCATGATAGACGAAAAATATACCTCTTATGCTCGTGATGTGATAGATGGTAAAGTAGTAGTCTGTCAGTATATACGCTTAGCATGCCAACGATACTTAAGCTGGTTTAACAAGGAGGATAGATATTTTGACACTAAAGCAGCAGATAGAGTAGTTAAGTTCTTGCAATTATTACCACAAAGTACAGGTAAATTCGCAGGTAAACCACTACAATTACAAAGCTGGCAAAAGTGGGTAATTTATTCTATTTTTGGCTTTAGGTGGATAAAAGATAACACAAGAGTAGTAAGAGAAGTTTATATAGAGGTTGCCAGAAAATGTGGTAAAAGTACGATAGCTGCTGGTATCATGTTATATATGCTTACTGCTGATGGTGAGAATGAAGCCCAGATAATATTTGCTGCTAATTCATATTCACAAGCACAATTAGCTTTTACAATGTCCAAAAACTTCATTAGCCACTTAGACAAAAAAGGCAAGCTATTCAAGACTTTTCGAGACCAAATTAAATTTCCTGCTACAAAGTCAGTTATGAAAGTAGTTAGTGCAGATGCTGATAAATTAGACGGTCTGAATTGTAGTGCCTTTGTTCTTGACGAGTACCATGCAGCAAAAAGTAATAGTGTAGCGAATGTATTAACAAGTAGCGTTGGTATGAGAGAACAACCACTTATGCTATATATCACAACTGCTGGCTTTGACACTACTAACCCATGCTATCAATTACGAAGTACTTACATTGATATTCTTGATGGGAAGTTACAAGATGATAGTATTTTCTCTGCTATCTATACTTTGGACGATGGAGACGACATAGAGGACGAGGAAGTTTGGATAAAATGCCAGCCAAATTTAGACTTGACCGTAACAAAAGAGTATATCAAGAGCCAACTTAACAAAGTAAAAAATAGTCCATTACTGCTAACTAATTTCAAAACTAAATTAATGAATATCTGGTGTAGTAATGCAGGCGGAGAGTGGATAGGTAGTAATTATATTCAACAATGTACAGCAAAATTCGACTTATCAGATAGTATGTTTAGTGGTAGCAGCGGTTATCTTGGTATTGACTTAAGTAGTACATCTGACCTTACAGCTATTTCGCTTATGATACCACTTAGTGATAAATATTATTTCAAGAATTGGTATTACTTGCCAGAAAGTACATTACAAGAAGGTGCTAATAGGGAGAAGTATGCACAATGGAAAAGACAAGGCTACCTAAATATAACAAGCGGAAATGTGGTAGACTACAATAGAGTAATTAGCGATATAGAGGAAATAAATAAGATAATACCTATTGAATGTATCAGTTATGACCAGTGGCAATCAACTATGGCTATCACTCAACTAACCGAAAAAGGCTTTAATTGCCAACCATACAGCCAAACAACAGGAGCATTAAACAAGCCCACCAGATATATGGAGATTATTGCAAGAAGTGGCAAAGCAGTATTTGATAATAACCCTATAATTAGGTGGAATTTTGCTAATTGTGAGATTATAGAGGACAGCAACGAAAATATTAAGCCCGTGAAGATAAACAAAGACTCACAAAAGAAAATAGACGGTGTACATGCTATGCTTAATGCACTTGGTAAATACTTAGAACAACCACAATACGATAACACAATAACAGGCTTTACTTACTAACGATGGACTAATACAATGACAACACGATGAAATTTTTAGGATATAATATTACAAAACAAAAACCAGAAAAAAGAGAGGTAGGAATTTACAACCCTAACTTATCAGACTCTTTGCAATATGGCTTAAATGGTAGCAAAAATACAGCATTATCATTATCAACAGTCTATTCAGCAGTTAATCTAATCAGTGATGCTATTGCTTGTTTACCTATCGCCATCAAAGCACACAATAAAGAAGGTGTATCAGAACTTGACCAACACCCACTAAAAGATATTTTCAGTAATAACTTAACCACGAAGTACACATTATTTAAAACAATTCTACAAAGCGTATTACTGAAAGGAAATGCTTATTGTTACATCGAAAGAAAAGGTGGAAAAGTAGTTGGCTTAAGATACCTACAGCCAGAAGATGTAGTTGTTTATTACAGAAAAGAAACAAAAGAACTTTACTATACTTGCAGCTATTTAGGCGGTACAAAGAGAATTATGCCTTCTGATATGTTACACTTCTTAAAATATACAGTAGATGGTGTACAAGGTATCAGTGTACTTAGCCACGCAAGACGAAGTTTAAATATAGCAAACCAAACAGAAAATACAGCTGAAACATTCTTTAGTAGTGGTTGTAATTTAAATGGTGTTATTAAAGTTTATAGTAATTTGAGCAATGAACAGAAACAGGACATAGCAACATCATGGCGTACAACCTTTGGCGGAGGAAATACAAGTGGTGGAGTTGTGGTATTACCTTCAAACATGGACTATCAAGCTATCAGTGTAAGTGGTGAAGATGCGCAAATGTTACAGAGCCGACAATATAACGTAGCAGATATAGCCAGATTTTTCAATATATCACCTGTACTTCTTGGCGACTTATCAAATGCTGGTTACTCAACCATCGAAGCAACTAACCTACAGTTCTTAAGCTATACCCTCAACCCATATATCGTTATGTTGGAGGAAGAATTGAACAGAAAATTAGTAAGCGGTGGTGAGAACTTAGAAATAAACTTAGACGAAACAGCAATATTACGTACAGATAAAGCACAACAAGCAAGCTATTATAGCACTTTACTGTCAATGGGTGTGTTATCCATCAATGAAGTAAGAAAAGAACTTGGTTTAAATGCTGTGGAAGGTGGAGAAAAACACAACTTAGCTTATAATGATGTCAGCAAAAGTAATATAGCTGGTAATGAAGAAGAAAGTTAATAATCTATATAAAGTATAACAGATGAGAGAACGACAATTAGAGAGACGTTCAGCCAGTATTAGTAGTATTAACGTTGATACTCGCATAGTTGAAGGGTATGCTATTGTCTTTAATAGTCAGTCAGAAGATTTAGGCTTTTATGAAACAATATCACCAAGTGCAGTAACCGAAGATACTATTAATACATCGGACGTTTTTTGTCTATTTAACCACAACCCAGAAAAAGTGTTAGCGAGGTCAAAGTATGGTAAAGGTAGTTTATCATTAGTAATTGATGACAGGGGCTTAAAATATAGCTTTGAAGTACCTAACACTGAACTGGGCAACGAACTTTTAGAACATGTCCGAAGGGGCGAAATTGACGGAAGTAGCTTTGCATTTATAGTTAGTGCAGATGAAGGTAGCGAAGTATGGGAAAATATCAATGGTACTACACACAGGACTATCAATAAAATAGAATGTCTTGTAGATGTCAGCCCTGTATGGCAGCCAGCTTATAGTGCAACAAGTGTAAGTGCGAGAGCAAAAGAAATGTTAAACGAAATGGAAAAAGAAAAGTTAGAAAAGTTGGATAATGAAAAAGACATTAAGCCAACAGAAGAGCAGGTAGAGGAAGAAACAACCGACACCAAAGAAGTAGATACAAAGGCTGACGAATTGCCCGAAGATGAAGAGACTACAACCGATACAGAAGAAGAGGAAGAAGTTAAGCCAGAGGTAGAAGAAAATGACACCGACACTACAAAAGAAGAAGAAGTAGTAGAGGAAGAAGAAAAAGAGGAAACACGTAACCACAAATTTATTAATCAAAGACACACAATGAAGCAAAGATTTTCGTTATTAAGAGCTATCAAGGCGGTAGCAGAGAACAGGAATATTGATGACGTTACAGCAGCAGTAAATAACGCTGGTATGAAGGAAATGCGTAAAGCTGGTTTAAATACAATTGGTCAAATTTACTTACCAACTGAAAAAAGAGCTGTTATTGTAGCTACTGAAGGTGTAGATGTAGTTGCTACTGACCTTTACGATATAATTGAGCCATTACGAGCAAAGAACGTATTACTTAATGCAGGTGCTAAGTTCTATACAGGCTTGTCAAATAATGTACAATTGCCGGTTATGACAGGTGCTAATGTTGGCTGGGCAGGTGAAGTAGGAGAAGTAGCAGGTAATACAGCTTTTGATAATGTACAATTGACACCAAAGAGATTAACAGCTTTCGTTGATATTTCTAAAATGTTGTTAGCACAGGATAGTATCGGTGTTGAGAATGCTATCAGAATGGACTTAATCAATGCTATTAATTCAAAAATAGAAGCTACAATACTTGGCAGTGGAGCTAAGACAGCAGGTAGTCCAGCAGGTATGTTCAATGGTAAGACACCGACTAAGGTAACAGATTTTGAAGGCTTGGTATCACTTGAAGCATTGGTAGAGGAAAAGAATGTACTTGGTGATATTGCTTATATTGCATCGCCATCAGCTAAAGCATCTTTCAGAAATATGATGAAAGGCTCAAAAGGCACAGCACAATTAGCATATATTGATAGTTCACTTGACGGTACACCTGTTTACTCTACTTCTAATGTAGCAGCTAAGCAGTTTATTGTTGGTGATTTTAGTAACTTGGCTATTGGTCAGTTCGGAGGCATAGACATTACAGTAGACCCATTCAGCAAGGCAAGTACAGGTATGGTACGCTTAGTTGTTAATGCTTACTTCGATGCAACTATGATACGTCCAGAAGCATTCCAATTCGGTACTTTTGCAGTATAATTAACCTAAAATAATATTTATCTATATGTACATTCAATTATACCAAATCAAAAAGCACTTGAACATTGATGATACATTTCACGATGATGATGAGTATTTAGTAGATTTAGAGAAAGTGGCTGAAAAGGCAATAGAAAAACATATAGATAACACATTTGATAGTATAGTAGCTGGTGAGGGTGGTAGTGAATTGCCCCCTCCACTGGCGCATGCTGTATTATTGATGGTAGGTAATCTATATGCTAATCGTGAACCTATCGCCTTTACATCTAACGCTGAAATACCCTATACTCTTACCTACCTGCTTGATATGTTCAGAAATTACAAAGGAGGATAGAAATAATGAGGGCAGGACTATTAACAGAAAAAATATCTATCTATCGTACTGACATAATACAAGGTGAAGATGGCGCAACTAACGACATTCATATATTTATTACATCAACCAAAGCACAAGTAGTAAGCAAAGCAGGTGATAGGACAGTAGTAAATGATGAAGTTATATATCCTTTTCGTGTTACCTTTACTGTCTGGCGTTATGTTGATATTAAAGAGTACACAGATAATATAATGTGGAATAATAACAAATATCGTGTCTTGTCAGTAAGTGATGATAAAGCAAATAATAGAAAGATTATCGAAACTGAAAAAATAAACGAGTAATGGACGAAGCAATTAGTATAAATGGTATCGAAGAGCTAACGGAGAAATTTGCAGCACTCACAGGAAAGGAACAGAAAAAAGCTAAAAATACTGCTTTGAGAAAGAGCGCACAAGTTATCGTTAAAGCAGCAAAATCAAACCTAAGACAGGTAACAAAGAAAGCTAAATCACCTAACTACTGGAATGGAAAGAGCTTAGAAAGTGGCATCAAAGTTAGTAAAATAAAAGATAATACAGACGAACTCAAAGTACATATTTTCGGTGATTTTAGGTTAAAGTTCTTTCAGAGTGGTACAGTAATTAGAAAAAATAAAAAAGGTGCTAACAGAGGTGCTATGAAACGTACTAATTTCTTTTCTAACGCTGTTGATGCTAATTTATCTAAAGCAGAAGACATAATAGATACAACTTTTTCAGAGACGATACAGAAAATATGGGAGAGTAAGTAGGCATGAGATTTTTTGATGCAGGGAAAGAAATTAGAAAAATACTGCTTAGCGATGATACATTAAAAGGCGTAATAGATAACAGAATATATCCACTTGTAGCTGATAAAGGCACTAAATTTCCTTTCATAGTGTATAGGAGAGAAAGTACACAAGCAGCCAGTAATAAAGATGCAGTGTTATTTGATATTGATAGCACCGTTAGTATTATTATTGCAACAGATAATTACAGCAGGGGAGTGGAAATTGCATCTATTGTATCAGATGTATTACAGATAGCAGATAATATAGAATTAGTGGGTAGTGAAGAAAGATACAGTGATGATACCTTCCTACAATTACTCACATACACAATAAAAACAAAAGAATAAAATAATATAAGATATGGCAAATGTAATTAAAGGACGTGATTTAATGCTGTTTATCAATGGCAAGTCAATCGCTTTCGCTACTTCACATTCACTTACTATCAGCATGGATACCACAGAAACTACTTCAAAAGATAGTGGCGGTAAGTGGGTAACAAGTAATGCTGGTAAAATATCATGGGAAGTAAAGACAGAAAACCTCTTTAGTAATGATGGAGAGGGTGTAACATTTGAGAACTTGTTTGATATGATGACAGCACAAACACCTATTGACGCAGTATTTGCACTTGAAAAGAATAGTGCAACAAAAGCAGCAGAAGTAGCAAAGGGTGGCTGGTTACCATCAACGACAGGGACATATAGTGGTAAAGTGATATTAACCTCACTGGAAGCAAGCGCACCTAATGAAGATAATGCAACATTCAGCGCATCATTTGTAGGTACAGGAGAACTTAAGAAGGTAGCAACACCAGCTCGGACATAATAAAAAATAACAAAAAGTCTATCCAATAGAGTAGACAACATAATGACATAAAGGCAGTACATTTAATCTATTAGAAGGTTGAGTGTATTGCCATAATTTTTTTAACTAACAACAAATACTATGACAACGATAACAATTAACAACATAAAATATAACTTGAAATATAGTGTACGTGCTATGATGATGTTTGAGCAAGTAAAAGGCGAAATGTTTAGTTTAAAATTACTAAGCGACCAATATTTATTTCTTTATTGCTTGATACTTGCAGGTGATAACAAAGATAATGACTTGACATTTGATAAACTACTTGATGCAATAGATAAAAACCCCTCTATTTTCTCTCAATATGCTAAATTTATGGAGCTTGAAACACAACGACAGAGAGAAATGCAAGATAAAAATGCTAAACGAGAAGGAGATACAGGAAAAAACTAAAAATCGCTGATATATTTGCTATTTTGGTATATCAAGGTGGACTAAACCCAGAATATGTACTTGATAAGATGAGTTTTTATGAAATGCACATACTAATACAGAAATTATATTACAAGAACTTAAATAGCTGGGAACAAACAAGACAATTAGCATTTATATCAGCGAAAGTGATGGGAGGAATTAAAACAGATGACCCGAAAAAATTTATGCCTTTTAGTTGGGATTGTGTTGTAGATAGCGACAATGATAATACAGCGCCAACAGAAGAGGATAAAAAGCGGTTAATCGAAAAAGCAAAACAATATGGCACAAGAATTAGTTACGAAAATTAGACTTGACGATAAACAGTTTAAAAGTATTATTGATAAAGTTAAAGGAGAAGTAGCCAGTACCGAAAACACCTTCAAAAGTAGCAGTAGTAATATTAAAGCAGAGCTAAAAGGCATACAAGCAGAGCTAAGTAATATGCTTTTAAATGGCGTAGACCCCAGCAGTGCAAAATTCCAAGAACTTGCAGCTCGAGCAGGTAGTATAAAAGATGCTATGGGTGATGCCAGTGCAGTAGTGAAAGACTTTGCAAATGATACGAGGGGTTTAGCTGGTGTACTTGATGTTGCAGGTAGTGGAGTTAGTGTATTTCAAACGTATGCTGGGGCTTTGGCGATGTTTGGTATCGAAAGTGAAAATGCAAACCAAGTATTAGCTCAACTTGCAGGGGCTATGAGTGTCTTAAATGGCATTCAAACTCTACAGGCTACCTTCATGGACCAATCAACGGGAACATATAGAGCATGGCATAGTCTTTTACAATTAATTGGGGTTGAGCAAAATAATGTAGCAGCATCAACATCTACCAACAGTACAGCTATTGCAAGTAATAGTGGTGTAGTCAGTGCAAATAGTGTAGCCATCGAAGCAAATGCAGTAGCTGAAAAGGCAAATAGTGTAAGTGTTAGTGATAATACAGCAGCCATAACAGGTAACATAACAGCAACAGAAGGACATACCGTAGCGAAGGGGTCAGAGACAGTTGCACAAGAAGCCAATGCAGTTGCAACCACAGCAGGTACAGAAGCTACAAAGGGTATGACAATTGCACAGAAGGCAGCAGCAATGGCATCGAAGGGGTTAAGAATAGCTCTAAGTAGTATTGGTATTGGTCTATTAATCAGTGCCATAGGTTATTTAATATCGAACTGGAAAGAAGTAGTTGGTTGGTTTACTAAGACTTTCCCTATACTCAACAACTTAGGAGGTGCTTTTGATAGAATTAAACAAATTGCTGCTGGTGTTGGTAATAGTATTTTAAAGTTTGTTGTTACACCTTTTAAAGTTCTTGCCAGTGTTATTAATGATGCACTTAGTGGTAACTGGGGAAGTTTAGCAGGCAACGCAAAAAAAGTAGCAGCAGAAGGTATTAACATAAAGGAAAATTACAAGGAAGGTGTTAAGTGGCAGCAAAAACAACAGAATAATAGAGATGCAGCAAATAAGAAAAAATCAAACCTTCAACAACTTGATGATGACTTCAAAAGCAAAGAAAGACAAGGACGAGTAACAGCAAAAGATAGATTAGCTTATTTTCAACAAAGGGCAAAGTTGGAGACAGACCCAGCTAAACGCAAAGAAGCCGAAGATTATGCAATAAAGGCGCAAGATGATATTAAAAAGGAAGCACAGAAGGCAGCAAAGCCTAAAAAACTGAAGGTAAAGAAGCCAAAAGTAGCAAAGCCTAAGAAGGATAATAGTGCAACAAAAGCGAAGCAGGAACAAGAGCAACTAAAAGCTACTTTGTTAAATAATGGCAACCAACTCGAAAAGACAAGCAGGGATATTGCAAAAAATGAACTTGATGCACAAAGAAAAGCTGTTGATGAAGTTGCTATCCTAACCAGTAAAGGCTTATTTGACCGTATTACTTACTATGATGATTACTATACACAGCGTGAACAGCAGATAGAAGATGAAAAAGCATCAGATATAGAAGCTATCAACTATAAATATGCCGAAATTACGAAGAAAGCGCACGGAAATTTAGAACTTGAAAAGCAAATAAACGAACAGAAAGCACAAGAACTTGATAACCTGACATCTAAGTATCTATCAACCTACCAAACACTAAATGCAGAGAGAGCAAAGAGCATAGCAAAGGCACAAGATGAGTTGAAAGAAGTAAACGAAAAAGGGGTCAAGCCAATAAGAGACGAAGTTAAGAAGATGTTAGATAGCTTGAAGGGTAGTAGCTTTGAGATAGCAATAGACTTTGACTTAGACACGGCAACACTTGAGCAACTAATAGAACTGAAGAAAAAAGCATTTGACAATACCGAGCAAAAGAAAAGTATTGAAGATTTAAACAGTGCTATTGAAAGGTTCAGTAATGGTAGTATTCGTTCTTTTCTTGACGATGCGAAGGCGTTATCATTATTATTTAGCAATAAGCAAGCAAGTGATACTGATAAGATGGCAGCAAGTATGGTAGCTATGGGTAGTGCATTAACGCAATTAGGTGAAGATAGTGCAGCAGCTAAGGCAGGGTTAATATTAAGTGCAATTGGTCAGATAGTATTAGGCTTTGCACAGGCGACAGCTCAAGAGTCTAAATTAGGCGTTTGGGGTTGGATAGCAGCTATAGCAAGCGGCATTGGGATAATGGCAACAACTATTGACCAGATTAAAGGCTTTAGTCAAGGTGGTATATTCAGTGGTAATAGTGTAGTTGGTGATAATAATATAGCACGAGTAAATAGCGGTGAAATGATACTGACGAAAACACAGCAAAGCAACCTATTTAGACTTCTTGATACAAATACTGCTGGTGGTAATGTTAGTGCAGGTACTGTCAGAGTGAAAGGAAGTGATTTGTACATTGCATTATCTAACTACTCAAAGGTAAAGTCAAAGGTAGGTAAATTCACTGGCATTAAATAGTAAAAGAATATGATATTAAAAGGAGAATTTAGTAATAAAGATAACATTAAGTATTTAGTACAGATAGATAATGGTATAGCTGATAGTAAAGAAATAATCATAGGTCAAGACGGTATTTATTTTAGTGCTGAACCTATTACTATTGAAGAGGACATAGACAGCACATTTGAGACGATAATAAGAAAATCATGTACAATTAACTTGCTGACAGAAAATTTCTTAGGCGGTGAGTTGTATGCAGGTAATAGCAGAAATATTAGGGTCAATGTCAGAAAAGGAGAAGAAATTATCTTTGCTGGATATGTAGAGCCGAACACATTTAGCCAACCTTTCGTATCACAAACAGATGAATTTAGTATTAACTGTACTGATGCTTTGAGTACCTTGCAATATTATAAGTACAAAGACACTACACTAAAGACATTCGATGAGGTACTGAATAATGCGAAGTCGGCTAATTTTAAAGATATGTTAGTAGGTATGTTCAGTGAAATTAACAGCTTGGATATACAGGGTAATAGTAAGCCAAAAATACTCTATGACATGTCGAAAGGTGTAGAAAAAGGTAAAGAGAGCAGTATTTTTAACGACCTTGCGATATCAGAGTTATACGTATTAGGTGAAGACTTCGATAGAGTATGGAGTAACGAAGATTTATTGAAAGAAATGCTGCAATATCTGAACTTACACATACGACAAGAGGGGCTGAACTTTTATATATTTGATTGGAATACGATAAAAGACGGTAGAAGTGCTTGGGTAGATATAGTAAGTGGAGAAAAACACAACTTCATACCCAGTAATATTACCATCAGTGCTGAACATTATGCAGACAGTGATACCAGTATTAGTGTTGGTGAAGTATATAATCAAATAAGCGTTAATTGTACACTCGAAAATCAAGATACACTGATTGATAACCCACTAAGCGATGCAGTAAGTCATTTTAAAAGTAAACAGCTATATATGACAGAGTATATTAGCGAAGGTAGTGGCGATGATGCTAATGATGCTTTTAATAACATGGTGAAAGGAAAACCAACGAAGTATGAAAAAGCTGGGACTTATGATTGGTACTTACAAAACATGTACCACCCGAACTGGAAATTGAAAGATGCTGAATTGATGTACAGTAAGAATGAACAAGGTGAGTACGTAGAGCAACAAAATACAGCTCGTTACCTAAAAGAACATTCACTAACCCCAGCAATGTTCAGGATAGGCAATATCAAGAAGCAAGAAAATGCAACCGACAATAGGATAGTATCTAAAATACCTATGAGCGATTATTTATATATTAGTATCAATGGTAACGAAGATGACAGCAAAGAAGGACATTTTCCAAGTGATAAATACCTAAAAGACAATGCAGGAATAATAGAATATACAGGTAAAAGTAGTGGTGGTGTATTTAGCCCAGTTGATGATGACACAACTAATTATCTTGTATTTAGTGGAAAAATATTATTACAGCCTATTTGTTATGAGAGTACTACTCTATATGCTGAACGAGAGTGTTATTTTGACAAGATTTTGAAATCTAGAGCTAAAAAGACGGAAGGTAAAAAAGCATTAATGCCAGATTACACAGGAAAAGTAGCACTAGTAGATAAAGCAAGAACTAATCTTGTTAGGTCAGATAATAACAGAGAAGGTAGATATTACACCAGAAAATTTTATAGAGCAACAAACAGTACTGACAAGCCGACTTATTTAGCTGGTGGTACAGGTATTCAAGTATGGACAGATGATAAGAGTGCGCATGGTTATGAGTTCCAATATTCTGGCGTTGATGATAACAGCGATAAAATTAGCAAACTACCATTACTTGAATGTGAACTACAGGTAGGCGATAAATACTGTGTCGAAACAAGGGTTGGTACTGATGGTAATACGAGTAGTACGTTTGAGTGGCTAACTATCGAAGATATTAAAAAAAGACCAGAGCTAAAGCAGACGATAGACGGCAAAGACTATTATAAAACAACATTTTCGCTTGGTGTTAATCCAAAAATCGGTGATTATATAATAGGTGATGAGTTCGATATTCAAAATACCGTTGATTACATGATGAATTTAGATGTAGAAGGTACAGCAATACCAATACTACATAGTGATGCACTAAGTGGGACGATGAAGTTTAAAATAATTAGTCCTGTACAGCTAATGTGGAATGATGTAAGTGCAACGAAGAGAGGTTTTTTATTCTGGAAGTCTACTAAGTGGTCAGAAAGCAGTAAATATATCTTAGCCCATACAGAAAATATTATCATCAAAGACTTCAAATGTAGCATTGTTAGCGACTTTGGGAAGAAAAATCTAACAGAAGATAAAGATTTAGTGTATAGCAGCGCAGAGGTCGGTAAGTTTATAAATAACTATGAGACTGACTTTAAATTAGTTACACAGCTAAGTAGTAATGAGTGCTTTGCGAAAGGTGTAAATGCGGGAGTACTTCTAAATGCTGTCTTTGATGATAATACTAAGCTACCAATAACACAAATTTATAATGCAACCACGAACGAAAAGGCGAAAGCAGAAGAACATTATATAGATGCTTATTATAAAGAGTATAGCAAGCCAAAGGTAATAATGGAATGTAGTTTGATAGATAGTGGTATAGATTTTCGACATAAATTTTATAGCGAGACATTAAAGAAGCATTTTATAGTCCAATCGGTAAGCAGGAATATAGTAAGTAATTCAGTTAATGTAGTAATGAAGGAGATATAAGACGATGATAGAAATAATATCATACAGCAAAAAGAAAAACACAACAAGTAACACCACTGGGACAGGTAATGTTTCTGGTGGTGGGACTATTACAAACAAAAATGGCACAGGAAAATTAGAACAACATCTATTTTGGGGGCAACCATTTGACGGTACAGAAGATGTAAAAGGTGATATGGTGGGTGTTGGTAATATAAGTGCAGATAATGTTAGTGCGAAGGGGGTAGAAGTAAAGAAAATAAAGGCTGATAGTGGTAAAGTTGAGAATATCGAAGGTGAAAGTTTAGATTATAAAGAGGTAAAAGCAGATAACCTAACATCAACAACAGGCACAATCGAAAATATTACATCAACTACTGCAACTACTGACACAATAACATCAAAGGTAGCTAATACAGAGAAAATAAACGCTGATAATGGTAAAGTTGAGAATATCGAAGGTGAAAGTTTAGATTATAAAGAGGTAAAAGCAGATAACCTAACATCAACAACAGGCACAATCGAAAATATTACATCAACTACTGCAACTACTGACACAATAACATCAAAGGTAGCTAATACAGAGAAAATAAACGCTGATAATGCTAATGTTGGAAATTTGACAGTAACAGGAGCAGCACATTTTTTCAAGTTAAGCATTGATGAAGTACAAGCAACACAAGGACAGATAATAGTAACACCAGCTAATGCAAAGATAGATAAAGTAGAGGTGCTGGATAATGGAGACTTTAAATGCTTGTGGAGAAATGAACAAGAAGGTAAGAAAATAGAAAATTGCTTTGCTGAACATGATTTTGCAGTGTGCCAGACTATGAATGTAGCAGAAGGTGTAACATATAATGCTGCTAATAAGTTCTATTGGCGTAAAGTTCAGAGTATCGGTACTGATGGTAATTATCATTTTGTAGTGTTATCAAAGTCTATCAAGTCTCCATTGTCAAATAGCATACCTGAGGTGGGAGATAATATTGTGCAGTTGGGTAATAATAACGACAAGAGTAGACAGAATGCTATTATTGTGAGTTCTTATAATACTGGCTTTTTGGATAAAACAGTTGTAGCACCTTCGATAGTACAATATGCAGGAATTAACAACTTTGACTTGGAAAAATACAAAATAAATGTTATCAGCGCAAGTGGTAATAAGTTCAAAGGAGAGTTCAGCGTTAGTAATGGAAAGACACTCGAAGAGTATGTAGCTGATAAGATAAATACAACATCAGCAGGTACACCATATATAGGCAGTGATGGCTTTTGGTATGTTTGGAATAATACGACAAAAAAATACGAAAAAAGCGATATTGCAGCCAAAGGTGAAGACGGTAAAGATGGAAAAAGCCCAGTATCGTTAGTTATTACACCATCTACTTTTGTGTTTAATACTGACATTGAAGGTAGAATAGAAGGTATTGCAGCAAATGAAGGTAAGATTAAATTATTTGTTGGAGACACAGAAGTATTACCCGACAATGTAAAGGTAATATCAAGCATAAATTGTAATGTTGCTGTTAGTGGGGGTAATAAAATTAAATTTCTTAGTATTACGCCAGATAAATGGAGTGGTAGCACAGTAATAGAAGTAGCGTATAAAGAGTATAAACGAAGTGCGGTAGTTGAATTTATTGTAGATGCGCAGAAATGGAATAATTCACGCTTTAGTCTCAATGATAGAAAGTTTGAAAGTATTATTGAACAGGGAAAGTCAGATAAAGAAGGTATAGAGAGACGAATAAGCACTATTGAACAGACAGCAAAAGATATTAAGTTAGAAGTTGAAAAGTCGGTTAGTGGAGGTGTTAATTTACTAAAAGGAGCATCGTTAAGAGATTTAGATTTATTAATTCTGCAAAAGCCAGAGTATGTAGCTATCAGTAAGAATAAAGATATTAGGGTGCTTTCTATTATAAGAGATAGTGCAGCAAATAACGAATGGAATGGCTGTAGATTTCCTAAAATTAGAGTTCATGACGAAAAAACTTATACGATTTCTTTTTATGCAGGTATTTATGACAGAGACACAGAAATATATATTGAGGTAAGGTATGATAATTCTGTGCTTTTTGCTAAACCTAAGCAAAAATACTTTGATATAGTACCTAAAAATGATACAGGGGAACGTGTACTTTATTCTTACACATTCGACATAGAGGAAGGGTACGAGTGGTTAGATGTATTTATTGGTTTAAACAGAAATGGTGAAGCATATATTAGTGAGATTCAATTAGAAGAAGGTGGAGTAGTAACTGGCTGGAAAGACCCAGATATTGTAGAGAGCATAGAGAAAGCTGGCATATATATTAACGGTGCTGATATGACGATTAATGCAAAGTCTAACAGGTTCAACTTCCTAGACCAACAGAACAATATAGTAGCAAGTGTAGATAGTGAGGGTGCTATACAAGGCTTAAAGTTCAAGACACGTAATAATGGCGCAGGTTATATTGACTTGACAGGTAGCATGATGTCAGTATTTGGTGCAGTAGCAAAAAATATTGAATTTGGTATTGACACAAAAGGACAAGCAGTGTTAAAATTTTATGACAATGCAGGGAATAATACTTTGAACTTAAGCCCAGATGGTATTAGGGCTGAAAATATCACAGCAAGTAGCTTTAGCCCTCTTGAGGTTTGTTATATTGGTGAAGTAGGTACTGTGGTCTTGGACAATCCAAGTGATGCCGTGTTTGATAAATTCTTTAAATTCAGTAAGCCATACAGTGAGGATATTTACTTATACACTGGAGCTAAAATAGGCGGTAATTATATAGCTGATACTGGGTGGAGTAGGCAACAAGTAGAAGAAAATAGCGGTAGATACTTCAAAAGAGCAAGAGCAAATAACGATAATACAGTAGTAAGTGGCGTATATGCAGCAGCTTTGCCGATGTTTGAAGGTAATTTTGGCGGTACAAGTGGTACAGATTATGCAATAGAACTTAACAAAAAGATACAAACGATAACTATTTATGTATTTCGCAATGGTAATATACAGACATTACCAATGCACAGGATAATAACACAGTAAAGAAAGGAGGTATTAGACTATGTCAAAGAATGTGAAAGATTGGATTAGTTATGGAAGTGCTATATTCATGATATTAAGTGGTGCTGTGATGTCGTATATTAGCTTTTTTACATTATACGCCATCGAAAGTTCTGTACTTATTTACTTGTCGGAAGCATTAACATTTAGCGGTGGGATATTCGGTGTTACACTATACTTTAACAATAAGATTAAAGTGCTTGACAATAAGATAGATAGCAAAATAAAAGGTGAGTCGAAAAAGGATAGCAGTATAAAGTTTAACGGTATATAATGAATGTGGGAGCAGGTATATATATAATAATGTGTACTTGCTTGCCACTTTTTTTATCCTTTTCTTTGGTAGTATCTGGGATATTTTATATTTTTGCGCTTATGAACAAAACGCAATTTAAGTTTTTGTTTGAAATTTGCTCTTATATAGGCAATCAGAGAGTATTAAATTATTTTAATGAAGCTAAAAACAAGAAAGGAAAAATGCTTATGAGATAAAAGCCGAGAATTTGAAGATAGACGAAAGTTTATTTTTTGATTAGAGGTGAAAATAGTTTACAATGGAACGATGGAAAAATATGTGATAGAATGTACCCCAGAACAGTTAGAACTTTTAAAAAAACTCGCTGCTGAAAAAATTGAAGTAGAAGTGTCGGCTAAAGGACAGACACCACTAAATATAGACAGAGCATTAGTTATTATAAAAAACATACAGGCACAAATAGTTGAAGATATTAAAAAATTGGACTTTCGCCTAACTGGGAGAAAAGCAATTACTTTATACCATGCTATCACATATAAATATTTAAACAAAATGGGCTACAGGTTCAGTAGGGGTGCAAAAAGTCTTAGCAAGATAGAGTATTTTAGAAAGTTTAAAAATGAAATAGGCACTCGACAGACTTTGCATAACTACATAAAGATTGAGCCAATTAATAATACTGATAAAAAAATTTTTAGAACAGTTGAAACAGAATTAGAAAAAGCATTCATATCAGCAAGATTTTTAAGCTAAAGATATACAGGGGGGGCTATATAGTTCCTCTTATTTTTTACATATATCACAAATAGTAAAATATGGGTCAGAAAAACACTTGATAGCTTTAGAAAACTCCAATACCTTTGCATCGTCTTAGAAATAATTCTGGGACATAATTAAAGGTCTATCAAAGGAATAGACGTTAAATAATAATCATAATGATTATTTTAAGAAATGACCCTATTTTTCAAAGGGTCGTAGAAACATTAAAAACTAAGTTGGGTAAAAACAGTTTAGTTAAGTTCGTAGATGGCTTTGTAAGTTATCGAAAGAGCAAAGGTGAACAAATTGAAAATCTTGAAACGATGGCTGTAAATGATGTTGAAAAAGCCCTGCAATATTTCAAGACTAAACATTGCTTGAAAGATGTTGAGGAAGTGAAACACCGAGTAAGCTATTCTGCATTTACACCAGAGGAACTAAAGGAATTGATGAAATGGGCAGCAGCAGAGTATGAAAAGGTGCGAGAAGCATTTGAGGAGCAGCAGATAGTTGAGAAAAAAGCTATGATAGAGAAATTAGCTCAAGAAGTGGCAGAACTGGAAAGTAGACAGCGACCAACACAGGAATAG